ATCTGGAACGACTTCTCCGACAAGCAGAAGGAGGCCGTCGGCGTCATCGTCGAGGCCGCCCTCAAGAAGGCCGGAGAGGCCGACTCCGACGACAACGATAAGAAGGAGGAAGACGTGTCGCACAACGTCTTCGAGGGGGGGACCGCCACCCTCAAGAGCGACGTCGACATCGACGCCGCGAGGGAGGCCATCGGGCACGACATCCTGTCCATGGGCTCGTTCCGGAAGGCCTATCTGGCGCACGCCGAGACCTATGGTCTGAGGTCGCCCGAGGTGCTCTTCCCGGAGGCCCAGGTCACCGGCGAGATCAAGCAGCTCGACCGCGATCAGACCTGGGTCACTCAGCTGCTCAACGGTATCCGGAAGCTGCCCTACGCCCGTTTCAAGACCCGTTACGCCGATCTCACCGCTGACGAGCTTCGAGCTCGGGGTTACATCACGGGATCCCGTAAGCTGGACATCGTCACCGAGCTGAACCAGCGCGAGACCAGCCCGCACACCGTCTACGTCAAGACCCGTCTGGACAGGGATACCGAGATCGACCTCTCGACCGTTCAGAACTTCCAGGTCTGGACCTACCTGTGGGCTCTGCTCCGACGCAAGATGAACGAGGAGCTCGCGCGCGCCATGCTCCTCGGCGACGGTCGCTCGGCTACCTCTCCGGACAAGATCCCGGAGACCCGGATCCGCCCGATCGTCTCGGATGACGACTGGTACACCCGCCGCTTCAAGATGAGCGACGCCAGCCTCAAGCTGGAGGACTCTTCGGCGGTGGAGGAGGTGTCCCTGATCATGGATGCCTACCTCGGTGACAACATGCCGTACTTCTACGGCGCCTCTCAGACCATCGCGCGCATGCTCCACGCCAAGGACAAGAACGGCCGTCCGCTGTACTCGTCCAAGGCCGAGCTGGCGGACAAGATGGGTCTGTCCGGCTTCGTCACCGTGCCGTACCTGCGCAACGCCAAGACCACCACCGAGGCCGGTACGCGCGACATCTTCGGCGTCATCTTCCATCCGTCCGATTACTGGAGCGGCACCGACAATGGCGGACAGCTGACCCAGTTCGAGGCCTTCGACATCGACGTGAACCAGAAGAAGGCCCTTCTGGAGACCCGTCTGTCCGGCGGCCTGAGTGCTCCGGGAACCGCGATCCTCCTGACCGGCGCTCCCGCTCCGCTCACCGGTGTCATGGTGGCCGACCCGAAGAAGTCCTCCGACCCGCAGCTGCCCATCCTCAAGTAGGATGCGCTACCACGGTGAGATCGGCTTCGCCGAAACACGTGAGACGTCCCCCGGTATCTGGAAGGAGATCATCACTCCTCGACGGTACCGGGGGACGGTCATGACCGCGTCCCGCAGGTTCAGGGATACGGAGACGGTCAACGGCGTCCTCAAGACGAACACCGTCATCTCGATCGTCGGGGACGCCTACGCCTTCGAGCACCTGTTCGCCATGCGATGGTGCCAGTGGGCCGGAGCACTCTGGACGATCTCCTACGCCGACTTCAAGCGCCCGCGGATCGTGCTCACGCTCGGCGAGCTCTACAACGTTCAAAATGGGAGGTGAGACGTGTCCGCCGAAGAGAGGCGCCTCGAACTGCATCGTCTGCTGGTGTCGATCCTCGGAAGCGAGAACGTCTATCACCAGCCCCCCGAGAATCTGGCTCTGCGGTTTCCAGCCATCATCTACGAGCGGGTCGATTACGACGTGCAGTACGCCGACGACCGCCCGTACGTCTCCACCAGGGAGTGGCAGGTGTCGGTCGTATCCCAGGAACCGTCGAACCCCGTCGTGGACCGCCTCATGGAGCTGCCCATGGCGAACTTCAAGACGCGCTACATCGTCGACCGACTCCAGCACGATGTGGTCACGATCTACTACTAGGAGGTAACCATGCCCGCTCTCAAGTGGGATGAGTCCGGAAAGCGATACGGCGAGACCGGCACCAAGCAGGGCGTCATCTACCGCAAGGACGCCAGCGGCAAGTACAAGAACGCGGCCGCCTGGGACGGTCTCACCGGCGTCTCCACCGAGCCCGAGGGCGGGGAGGCGAACGACAACTACGCCGACGACCAGAAGTATCTCACGCTGATGTCGGCCGAGAACTTCAAGGGCACCATCAAGGCGTTCCAGTTCCCGCCGGAGTTCGCGGAATGCGACGGCACGGCGCTGTTCGACGAGACTCTCAAGGGCTCGTTCGTCACCGGCCAGGACCGCATCCCGTTCGGCTTCTCGTGGGTGACCACGATCGTCAACGACGACAAGGGCACCGCGTTCGGCTACCGCGTCCACCTGGCGTACGGCTGCCTGGCCAGCCCGTCGTCTCAGGAGAACGCCACCATCAATGACTCGCCCTCCCTCAAGGAGTTCAGCTGGTCGTTCAGCGGCACTCCGGTGCCCGTGCCGGGCAAGAAGGCCTCTTCGTACCTGTACTTCGACTCCCGGTACGAGAACCCGAAGGTCCTGAAGAAGCTGCTCGAGATCCTGCACGGGACCGACTCGACTCCCGCCGAGCTGCCCCTCCCCGCCGAGCTGCTGCCGGTCCTCAAGGCCGCGGCCCAGTAGAAAGACCACCAGGGAATGCTCCGGCTGATACTGCCCGCCGAGGAGGGATGGGACTCTTCGGCGGAGACCTTCATTGACTTGCCCGAGGTCACGCTGTCGCTGGAGCATTCCCTGGTCTCACTGTCAAAATGGGAGTCGATCTGGCACGAGCACTTCCTGGGCAGGGACGGGCTTCCGCCCGAGAAGATCATCTCCTACGTGAGATGCATGTCCGAGACCCCCATCGACGACGTCACGCTGGCCCGATTCAGGAAGGCCGACTTCGACGCCATCGCCGCCTACATCAAGGAGGAGCGCTCCGCCACGACCATCACGGATCGGCGGCAGGGCTCCGGCTCGACTCAGTTCGTCACATCGGAACTCATCTACGGCTGGATGGTCGGGTGCCAGATCCCGTTCCAGCCGGCGGAGACGTGGCATCTGAGTCGGCTCCTCAAACTCATCAGGGTCTGCCAGATCCAGCAGGACCCGAAACCCAGCAAGATGAACCAGAACGACTGGATCGCGGAGCGGAATCGTCTTAACGCCCAGCGCCGCGCCGCAAGGAGAAACCATGGCTAAGATCAAGGGCAGTCTCGAGGCGGCCAACACCGCTCTGGTGCTGACGCCCCTCGCCGACGAGCCGCACAAGACGGGGGCCGAGCGCTGGCTCATTCCGCCGCGAACACACGTCGACTTCACGCTGCCCGACGGGTTCTACAACGTCGAGTCCGTCGGCGGTCAGTTCGATCTCGAGCTCCGCAAGATCGTCGGCGAGATCACTCCCGACGATCTGGTCGGCGAGGGCACCGGCGGCGGGGGTCCCGCAGGACCCGGTTCGTTCCTCAAGCTACGGGTCGGCGATCCGGTTCCGGCGGGCACCCCGTCCGGTACACTGATCGTCCGAGTGGCATGAGCGCTAAGATCCGGGGCATCGCCCATGCCAGCGCCGCGAACGGGACGGGGACGCCGCTGACCGTCGCGTCGCAGACGGGCGATACCGCCGTTCTCATCGCCTCGGCTCAGCTCGCGGCCCCCGCGACCCTGTACAAGGTCCCCGACGACTGGGAGGGAACCGCGGCGTCCCCGATTCCGGGGACGAATCGGTCCGGATACATCGCTCATCGCGAGGTGACGGACCCGTCGCAGACGGCCGGGCTCGTCTGGTGGAACGTCGACACGGGCTGGACCGCTCGGCAGAACGCCGTGCTGGTCGTGTTCGAGGGATCGCTCGAGATCACCCTCACGGCGTGGCAGGTTCCGCTCCCGACCATCGGCGAGGACACGTACATCGCGTCTCAGTCACACGGCCCCATGTCCAACAAGGCCATGGAGTGGACAGTCACCGGCGATATTCTGTATGACGGCCTGGACACCGTGTCGACGGCCCGTTCATGGTCCTCGATTCGTCTGGGGCTCACTTCCGCGCCCCCGGGCAACATGGGGGTCGGGCAGACTCCAGCCGCATGGTGCTCGTTCACCGCCAAGGTCGCGTTCACACCGACGCCCGGCATGTCGTGGTACCAGAACGGGGTCGAGGTTCCCGCGCGCGTCTCCGTCTACGAGAACGACAACGAGATCCCGGCTGTTCGCGTCGGCGTCATGCCCCGCGGAGCCGATTCCGTCGAGGCCCTGCTCAGGACCCCGAACTTCGTGGTCGCCCATCGGGGCGGTTCACTCGGATGGAACGAGAGCACGCAGCAGGCGTACACGGATTCCATGGCGTACGCCGTCGACGCCGTCGAGATATCCTGCGCGAGAACCTCCGACGGAGTCTGGTTCGCCAATCACGACAACAACCTCAAGTCCGTCGGCGGTCCGGACAAGAGCACCTCGACGATGACGTGGGCGGAGGTCCAGGAGGCGATGGCGGCCCTCCCGGACAAGATGCCGTGCCGACTCGACTGGCTGCTCGAGACCTACGGCAAGAGCACGGTGATCGTCTTCGACCCGAAGAACAATCACCATCTCCGCTCCGAGTTCTTCGAGATCCTCGACCCGTACAAGGGGCGGATCATCGTCAAGTTCTTCGGGGACAACACGACGCTGTTCGACGCGGCTCGCGAACGGGGATTCGCAGCATGGGGTTACGCCTACGAGTCGAGTAAGACGTCTCCGTGGTGGAAATCGTTCGCGACCGGTGAGCACCTCGACGTGCTGTCCGTCACGTGGAACGCGACCAAGGAGACCTACGACGAGCTCAAGAAGGCCGGGAAGCCCATCGTGTCGCACATCACCGGGTGGAGCAACCAGGTCGATCACGCGGCTGCACTCGGCGCCACGGGGACCATCGCCTCCGGCGTCAAGAACATCAAGACCATCCAGGTATAGGAGGACCGATGGCCACCACAGTCAATTACGGGAACAAGTTCAAGGGCGACATCGTCATCCGTCCGGCGATCGTCTCGAAGGAGGACCTGCTCAAGCCCGGTCTCGTTCTGAACAAGACGACTCCGCAGATCCAGCTCGAGGCCGGTATCCACCTGTTCGAGTTCCTCGACACCAGCATTCCGCCCCAGGCCAAGACCATCAGCGGGACCGGGACGATCAGTGTCGAGACCGTCATCCCCTGAGTTCAAAATAGGAGGTAATCATGTCAGACCCTGTTGACCGACAGGAGACGACCCTCACCCCGTCCAAGAAGGACCCCTTCGAGGACCGGGCGGACGACATCTCTCAGACTCCGGAGGTTCTCAAGTGAGCGGTCCCGCAGACGTTCTCTATCACGCCGCCAAGCGAATCGGATACTACGCCCCCGACGACCCGGAGCCGGGCTCGGAGGCCGGTCGGTACTGGGCGGCCAAGACCGGGCAGGCGTGGCTCGCCGGTCCGAGCACCTCGATCTGGTGGTGCATGCTCTTCGTCAGCATGTGCTTCGACGAGGCGGGTCTGATCGACGCCATCGGCGGTTTCTCGTACAACACCGATGTCACGCTTTCGCACATCCGGGCGCATCCGGATGCGTACTTCGTGTCCATCGCGGACGCGGAGCCGGGCGATGTCGTCATCTTCGACTGGGATCCCGACACCGCCGCGACCGACCATGTCGGCATCGTCGAGGCGAATCTCGGCGGGGGCGTTCTTCAGACGATCGAGGGCAACACCTCCTCCGGCGCCTACGGCTCGCAGTCCGCGGGCAACGGCGTCTGGCGGAGGCAGAGGTCCTACGGAATCGCGTACGTCATCCGACCGGCCTGGGACAGCACGGGGTCGTCTCCCGAGCCCGAGACCAAGCCGTCATGGTGGACCGACGAGGACGGCGTCTGGGGAGCTCAGACGGGCGGTCGTTTCCGTCGTGTCATGGGCCTCACCAACCAGGCGTCGTGGGAGGAGGCCTGCAAGCGGTTCCAGACGTTCCTCAACTGGGCGCTCGACGCCTATGAGATCAACAAGCTCACCGGCGCCTACATGCTCGAGGTCGATGGTGTCGACGGCGAGAAGACGTGGCGGTGCTTCCAGCACTTCTGGAACATGTCTGACATCCCCGGCGACGACAGCCTCCTCGAGGAGGACGGCATTCTGGGCGTCGACACCGTCACCAAGGTTCAGAAGACCCTGAACAACTCCTGGCACGGATCGGGCGGCCTGGCCAAGGCCGTCTGACTTCAAAATGGGAGGCATCACGCTCGAGGCGAGCGGCAACTACTCTCAGACCACGACCTGGTTGCAACGGATCGGCCGCATGTCGATCGAGCAGCAGCTCAGACGCTATGGTCTGAAGGGAGTCAAGGCGCTCGCCTCGAGCACTCCTGTCGGGACTGGGAAGACGGCCTCGTCCTGGTCCTACACCGTGTCCCAGAAGGGCGACAACTGGGTCCTCTCCTGGAACAACAGCAACATCGTTCGCGGAACTCCGATCGCCATTATCCTTCAGTACGGTCACGTCACCGGAACAGGGGGCTGGGTTCAGGGCCGCGACTACATCAATCCGGCGATCAAGCCGATCATGGACGAGATCGTCGAGGGCGTATGGAGGACGGTGACGAATGGCTAAGGTCGAGGAGCGGGTGGTCTCGCTCAAGTTCAAGGCCGATCAGTTCCTCAGCGGGATCAAGTCGTCGCTCGACGGCCTGCGACAGCTGGACACGGGACTGAACAAGAACATCTCGGCGAACGGGCTGAACCAGATCAGCTCCGCCGTGAAGAGCATCGACCTCGAGTCCCTCGGGGCGTCAGCCGAGAACGTCGGAACGCGGTTCAGCATCATGGCGAACGCCGCGTCCGTCGCCATCGGCAACCTGGCGAGCAATGTCATCTCCCAGGCCGCCTCGATGGTCAAGTCGTTCACGCTCGACCCGATCATCGACGGCTTCAAGGAGTACGAGCTCCAGCTAAACGCCACCCAGACCATTCTGGCGAACACCGCTTCCAAGGGCGAGGACATCAACACCGTCACCGCCGCTCTGGACGAGCTGAACAAGTACGCCGACGACACTATCTACAACTTCACCGAGATGACGACCAACATTGGACGGTTCACTGCCGCCGGTGTCGGTCTGAAGGACTCGGTTTCCGCCATCAAGGGGATGTCCAACCTCGCGGCGGTCATGGGCGCGGACGCCAATCAGGCCGCCCACGCCATGCAGCAGATGTCGCAGGCCCTTGCGACTGGCACGGTTCGCCTACAGGACTGGATGTCGATCGAGAACGCGTCCATGGGCGGACAGGCGTTTCAGGAGGCCCTTAAGCGCACTGCCGCCACTTACGGCACGAACGTCGACGCTCTGATCGAGAAGAACGGCTCGTTCCCAGAGGCTCTCCGGGGGAACAGGCCCACCGCCGCGGACATCATCCGGGCGCTGACCCAGCTCACCGGCGATCTCTCCGACGAGCAGCTCCGATCGCTCGGTTACACCGATGAGCAGATCGTCGATATTCAGCAGTACGCGGCGATGGCGAAGTCGGCGGCGACCGAGTACAAGACGTTCTCACAGGTCGTTCAGGGCGTTCAGGAATCGCTCGGTTCCGGATGGGCTTCGTTCTGGCGCACCATGGTCGGCGACCTCAACGAGTCAAAGGCCCTGTGGACCGCTGTCGGCAACACCATCAAGGCTCCGATCGACGGGTTCTTCAACAGCATGGCCGCCGTGACGGCGGAGTTCGTCGAGCTGGGGGGCAGGACCTCGATCCTCAATACGATCGGGAACCTGTTCAACATCATCGCCAAGCCCGTCAGCGCGTTCATCGGCGGCTTCAAAGAGGCCTTCGCGGGCTCCCCCGCCAAGGCGCTCGCGACTTTCGCCCATCTCCTCGAGAAGGTGACCGCGGCGTTCGTCCTGAGCGACGAGGCGACGGAGAAGCTCCGGCAGACCTTCGCCGGGCTGTGGAGCATCGTCCACATCGTCACGATCCCGTTCACCCAGCTGTTCAAGCTGGCGAGCTGGATCGGCGACAAGGTCCTGACTCTCGTCGGCATCTTCACCGGCGCCGGCACGAATGGCGTGCTGTCGTTCACCGCGGCGATCGCCAAGGGCCCTATCGCCCTGAACAAGTGGCTCACGGCGCTCGACCCGGTCGGGAAGCTGATCGACTGGCTCAACCCGAAGCTCAAGGTCATCAGTGACTGGGTCAGTGAGCATCTCACGAACGGATTCCACTCCGCCGGAGACGCGATCACCCGATTCCGGGAGGCCGTGGGAACGCGCCTTACTGAGAAGCTCGACTCGATCAAGGAGTCGATGCACAACGTCGGGCAGTCGATCAAGGACTGGTTCAGTCCTCGTCTGAAGGACGCCGGGGAGTCGCTCAAGTCCCTCGGCGAGCAGGCGAAGGCGAACCTCTCCGCCAAGTTCGACACCCTCAAGGCTAAGCTGACCGAGCTCGGTCACGTCTTCGCCGAGGTGTTCGGGAATCGGGCCGATCTGCTGTCGGGTCTCACCCCGTTCGGCGAGAAGGCCCGCTCCGTCGCCGAGGCCCTGCACAACGCCTACCTCGAGGTCCGCTCGTTCGCAGCGGGCGTCAAGGAGGCCTTCGGCGACAACATCACCGCGGGGCTCGACAAGATCAAGTCCGGCATCGACTCGCTCACGTCCAAGCTCAAGGCGAAGGCGGGAACCGTGTCGATGCCCTCCGTCGACACTTCGGGCGCCAGAGCCGCGGCCGAGTCGGCCTCCGCGACCGTAGCGGCTTCCGCGACGACGGCGACCGAGGCCGCCAAGTCAAAATGGGAGGAGTTCTGGACCGCGATCAAGGACTTCGCCGTTCGGAACTGGGGCCCGATCAAGAACGTCCTGGACAAGGTGTGGGCGGGGCTCAAGACGGCGTTCGGCCACATCGGCAGCGCCATCAAGGGCGCCTTCACCATCGACGAGGGCGAGCTGGGGATCGTTCGTCTGCTCAACCTGCTCATCGCGGGCGGTTTGACGGCCAGCATCTACAAGTTCGCTCAGGCGTTCAAGACGGCGACCGAACCTCTGGAGGCGTTCTCAAGCGTTCTCAAGTCGTTCACAGGCGTGGCCGACGCCGCCGCCCAGAACATCAAGGCCCGGTCGTTCCTCACGATCGCCGCGGCCATCGCCGTTCTCGCGGCGGCGCTCTGGGTCCTGTCGAACGTCGACACGGAGGATCTCACTGACGGAATCACCGCGATGGCGTCCATCGTCTACACGTTGATCTCCGTCATGAAGGCGCTCGACAAGCTCGAGGCGACCGGCGGCAAGATGACCATGGTCGGAGCCGCGCTCCTCCTCGTGGCGGGCGGCATGGTTCTGATGGGGATCGCCGTCAGCAAGCTGGCCAAGATCGACACCGTCCAGCTGATCCAGGCCGGCGTCGCGATGTCGTACCTGTCGAAGATGATGACCACGACTCTCACGTCGATGGACAAGATCAACCTGACGGGGTTCAAGTCGACGGCGGTCATCGGTATAGCAGCGGGTCTCTGGCTCGCCGCGTCCGCGGTCGCCAAGCTCGGCTCGATCGACATCCCGACTCTGATCAAGGGGACGCTGGTCTCGAAGTACCTCATGGAGTTCATGGGGAACCTCGCGTCGAAGAGCGGTGGAAACGCTATTGTGTCCGGCGACACCGCCGCCGTCTCGCAGTCGATCAAGGGCGGGACCATCATCGCCACAGCGATCAGTCTGTATCTCGCGGCTCTGGCCGTCCAGAAGCTCGGAAGCATGGATCTGGGAACCCTGGCAAAGGGAACCATCGTCGCCGGGCTCCTCATGAGATTCATGGGGCAGATGCAGAGCATGCCGTCCACGGCCACGCCGATCAACACGGGCCCCATGCTCGCCTCGGCCGTGGCACTTCTGGCCATCGGCAAGACCATGCAGATGCTGGCCGAGATCCCCTGGCCGAGTCTCCTGCTCGCCGTCGTCGCGATCAACGCGGTCCTCGGCGGTCTTTCGGCGGCTATGGAGTCGATCGACGATGATATTATGGGCGGCGCCTCGCTCGCCCTGGCGGCAGCCGGGATCCTGATCCTCGCGAAGTCGATGCAGACCATCGGCAACATGAACGCGAAGTCCATCGCCGTCGCCCTTGTGGCCATGGCGGCGGGCCTCACGATCGTGATCGTCGCCGGGAAGGCCGCCATGGCGGGCGCCGAGGGACTCATGGTCCTGGCGATCGCTTTGGCTGGGCTTGGACTCGTGGTGGTCGCGTTCGGCGTCACCATGACGGCTCTCGCGGGGCTTCTCACGGTCATCGCGGCCGTGGGCGCCCCCGCGTTCGCGGTTCTGGCGGCGGGGATCAACCTCCTCTCGGGGACGATTCCGGTGTTCGCGCGGGCAGTGGCCGAGGGCATCGTGGCGGTCATCGTCACGCTCGGCCAGAGTGCTCCGGCGATCCGAGACGCGATCGTCGCTCTGATCAACGGTCTCGCAGAGGCCGTGATTCAGAGCGCACCGGCTCTCGGGTCCGCCGTCATCGCGCTCATCATGGAGATGTGCCGCGTTCTGAAGGAGACCGGTCCGACCATCATCGAGACCGCGATATTCCTCCTGATGACACTGCTCACCACTCTGAAGGACAACGCCTATCAGATGGCCTCGACGGCTGCCGAGCTGATCGCCAACTTCCTGAACGGCATCGCCGACAAGATCGGCGACATCGTCATGGCGGCGGTCAATCTCATCATCTCCTTCATCGAGGGGCTGGCCGACGCGATCGAGTCCGAGGGACCCAGGCTCAGGCGGGCGCTCAAGAAGCTGGTGACCGCCATCGTCGACTTCTTCAAGGGCGTCGGCAAGGACTGGCTCCAGATCGGCAAGAACATCGTGAAGGGCATCTGGAACGGCATCGTCGAGCTCAAGGACTGGCTCGTCGGCAAGGTTACGGGCTGGGTCGGCGGTCTCGTCGACTCCGCCAAGGACGCGCTCGGGATCTCGTCCCCGTCAAAGGTCTTCGCGTCCATGGGCGGTTACATGGTCGCGGGTATGGCCAAGGGCATCGACGACAACGGGCACAAGGCGGTGGCGTCCACGGTCGCCCTCGCCGAGAGCACCGTCGACGCGTTCAACAACGCCATCAAGGACGGCGTCAACACGGAGTTCGAGACGTTCAACCCGACCGTCAGGCCGGTTCTGGACACCACGGACCTGCACAAGGGCCTCGAGTCCCTCAAGACCGTTGATATTCCGGCGACAGTGTCGGGCATCGGCCGTGTCAAGGAGGAGAGGCGGGAGCCGGGGGAGAGCCGCACGAGCGACATGCGGCCCTCGGTCACGTTCAACCAGAACAACTACTCGCCCGAGGCTCTGTCCGAGGCGGCCATCTACCGGAATACGAGGAACCTCGTCAACAGGCTCGAGTACATGTAGGGGGAAGAATGATACATGGGGTACACGTGTACTCCGACAACGGGGAAACCGCGTGGCTCCCACTGTCGGACCCCTACGGCACGGGGCTCGCCGTGCTCAACATCACCGGTCTGGGTCCTGTGAAGACCGATCTTCGGATCACGAACTACGGGGCCCAGTCCGGTGGTTACTACAACGGCTCGAGGGTGGGGACGCGCAATATCGTCTTCACCCTCAAGCCGCTCGGGCCGGACATCGAGTACGTTCGGCGCTGGGCGTACAAGCTGCTGGACGTCGAGGAGCACGTCTCGATGGTGTTCGTCACGGATTACGGCGACCGTCGCATAGACGGCTACGTCGAGTCGTTCGAAGCGGACATATTCTCGAAGAACGAGCTGTTCACGGTCAGCGTGATCTGCCCGAGACCCGAGTTCACCGACGGCGATGGCGTGGTCCTGACGTCCTCGAGTGCCGACACCATGAACGCGACCTTCGAGTTCCCGTTCGAGTCGAGATGGCTCATGGACGACATCGAGTTCGGCACGCCCCGCAATTACGCGGAGAACATCGTGCACTACTCCGGCGACGTTCCGGTCGGGTGCGAGATCCACGTCGATATTCTGTCGGACCCGGGCAAGACCGTAACGATCTTCGGACCGCGCGGCACGCAGGTCACCGTCGAGAACGTCAACAGCACCATCAATAAGGGCGGGCGCCTGGTCCTCAACACCGTCATCGGCAAGCGCGAGGCATATTTCGTCAAGGACGGCAAGAAAGTCGACCTGGCCTGGACGCTGTGGAACCAGAGCAACTGGCCCGTTCTGTACCCCGGGTACAACACGTTCGCAGTGCAGACCGAGGAGACGCTCGAGGTGCGGCTCACCTGCTATTACCAGAACATGTATCGGGGGATCTGATTTGTTCACCATCGAGTACCCCACCCGGGGTGCGTACGGCGCGGTGACTCGCGAGGCGCCGTCCATCATCATCGACGACTTCTACTCCGCGTCCTGGACCGAGCGCTTCTGGGACATCGGTGAGGCCCAGCTCGAGCTTCCGATGAAGTACTACGCGCTCGCTCTGGACGCGAGGCGCTACCCAAACGGCCACTATCTGCACTTCTCCGAGAGCGAACGGGTCATGAACCTGTACTCCTCGCGAGTGGTGACGAAGAGGGACGACCCCAGGATCATCCTCTACTACAAGTCCCTCGAGAACTTCCTGTCGTTCAGACGCGTTCACGAGGGGCCCATGGGCTGGCCGTACTACTCGCCTCCTGTCGCGGGCGTGACGAACTACACGCTTCTCGACATGTGGCGGTACTACTACGCCACGCGCTACCGCGTCCCGTCCATGCAGTACTACAAGGATCCGCGCGTCTCCGACGATTGGATCGGGCTCATGAGGCTCGACTTCAACGTGGGCGACACAGTCCTCGACGTCACCAAGGCGTCGTGCATGCGCACCTTGCCCTTCCGCAAGCGCCACGGCTTCCAGATCAAGGTGGAGGGCGAGGAGAAGCGCTGGTGGAACATGTACATCACCGCCGTCGACGCGCCCGACCCGCTCCCCGACTGGACGGATTACATCGAGGCGCTGGAGTTCGGAATCGACTCGAGCAAGTACGCGAACGCCGCTCTGGTGATCGCACCCAAGATCGAGGAGACGAAGAACGCCCAGGGCGTGTACGACGGCTACCGGGAGATCGGCAAGACGGTGTACGACTCGCCGACTTACTACGAGCCGGGGTACGTGGCCGACTGGAACCGGGTCGAGAAGAAGATCGAGTACCAGCTGGACGGCAAGGACTACAAAGAGGCCACTGCCATGATGCAGTACATCACCGATACCTGGGGTCAGATCGGAGGCCCGAACGACCCGGGTACGGCGAAGAAGCTGGTCAAGGAGCAGTCATCCGTCCGGACCGTGGCGACGACGCCCGCCACCATATCCAAGGATCTCAAGTACGGTAAGGACTACCGCCTCGGTACGATGTTCCAGTGGACCCCCTACGCCGGGGCCGGGATCCTGGACACGGCGTGGTTCAACGCCAGCACCTCGTTCGAGGCCCTCGTCACTGAGTACACCTGGACGATCGACGACACGGGCGTCACCGAGACTCCCGGAATCACGATGTGAGGAGATGATATGACTCAGAGATTCGGGTTCTTCGACTCGGTCAATCACGATCGGCGCTACAACGCGACCGACGTCTCGCGCATGTTCGACGGCCTCATCCGCGACGGCATCTATCTGAACTACCTCGAGTCCTTCGCGGTCCAGCCCGCGGGCGGAATGGATATTTGGATCCGTCCGGGACGCTGCTGGTTCAACCACCGGTGGTTCGAGTGCGACGAGCCCGTGAAGCTCCGTCTCAACAACGCGCACACGGTATGGTCGCGTCTCGACGTGATCGTCATTGAGGTGAACGACGCCGAGACGGTGCGATCGGTGTCTTTGCGCATCATGCAGGGCCCTCCCGGGAGCACGCCGACCGAGCCCCCCATCGGAGGATCTCCGACCCTGCACCGGTACCCGATCGCCGCGATCAAGATCGAGCCGCGGCTCACGAACATCACCACGGCGCACATCTACGACCGTCGAGGGACGGACGCCTGCCCGTGGGTCGCCAACATCAACGGCTCAGTCAGCACGAAGATGCTCACGGACCAGTTCAGCTTCGAGTTCCAGGCGTGGTTCTCGGAGCTGAAGACCGTTGCCCTGACCCCGCCGAACGCCAACGTCGAACTGGCCGCCGTCAAGCAGGAGGTGGCCAAGTTCAAGGAGCGTTGGGACACCGGAGCCATGCAGCCCGGGGGGATCTCGGACAACACGCGCATTCCGCTGATCAACCCGAACGGCACGACGGCCACGTCCGCCGTCTCGGGCTTCGCCTATGAGATATTCGACGGCATCCCGAGCGCGCACAACACCCTGTACAGGGGGAAGAACCTCGGGACGATCATGACGGCCGCTCAGGCCGCCGAGATCGAGGCCGGGACGTTCAAGGACCTCTGGCTCGGAGATTACTGGACGGGTGACGGACGCGAGTACGTCATCGCCGGATTCGACTACTGGCTGGGGCTTCGCAACGTCACGAGGCATCATATCGCTGTCGTCCCGAAGTACAGCGTCAGCGGGACGCCGATGCACAGCTCGGGGACGATGCCGCGCGGGCCGTACTACACCGACATGTACCAGACGACCCTGCCCAGTTACAGGCCGCAGTTCGAGTCCGTGTTCGGCAACCGGATCATCAAGCACCCGGTCACGTTCGTCTCGGAATACGACGAGCACAGCGACCCCAAGGACTACTCGTCCTTCGACATCGACATCTCGGTTCCCGATCCGGGTATGGTGTCGACGTCCGGGATATCCGTGGGCATACGCGGCGGCGTGACCATGGCCCGGTCCTCCGGCTCGAGGCTCTTGCCGATCGTCCTGTTCAACAGCGGGTTCGCCAACACATCCGCCGATGTCGGCTACTGGGTCAACGCGTCCTACGGCCCGCGATCGGTGGCTTTCATGCAGCGGGACGGATCGTTCGATCAGTCCACCCCGACCATAGCCAGGTTCCTGTGGCCGATCTTCGCAGTTGGAGGATGAGCCTTGCACACGCTGGAGCTGATCCTGACCGTGTTCGGGTCGGTTGCGGCGTCGTCCGGGTTCTGGACGTACCTTGCCCATCGGAACGACGATCGGCAGGCCGTGGATCAGATGATACGGGGTCTGGCCCATGACCGCATCATACACACCGGCCAGGGTTATATTCGTCGAGGCTGGATCAGCTGGGACGAATACGAGGACTGGGTCACGTACCTGGTCAAACCATACACCGCTCTCGGCGGAAACGGGATCGCGGAGAGAATTGTCCGTGAGGTGGATCGTCTTCCGATCCGCTCACAGAAACAGGAGAAGCATGTCACTCGACAACAAGACGTATGACCGACTCAAGTGGGTCGTCCAAATCCTCGCACCCGCCGTGGCGACCCTGTACGTCGCCCTCGCGGCTATCTGGGGCTTCCCGCACGTCGAGGCCGTCGTGGGCACCATCACGGCCCTGACGACCTTCGCGGGCACGGTCCTCCACATCTCCAGCGCCACCCACGCGGCGACCGGCGATGGCGAGCTCCACGTCAAGGAGAACGACGATGGAAGCACTGTGTACGCCGTCCTGGGGGACAAGCCCGAGGACCTCAAGGGCATGGTCACCCTCAAGGTCGTCAAGCAGGGCTGAGGGATATTCACAGGTCACGTAGTGAGTAGAAAGGAACACTCATGACAGACACCGACATCCCATCCGTGGAGGACCTCGCCGCGCTCGCGCGCGAGCACCTCTCGAACTTGACTCCGTCCGATCCCGACTACGCCGCCTCGCTCAAGGCCGTCATGGACCTCGAGCGGCTCTCCAGCACCCTCCAGAATGAGGAGGTGGAACGTTGGGTCAAGACCTCCGACCAGGAGGTCAAGACCCTCGACCACGCCTCCTCGCGCAAGGTTGCCGAGAAGCCGCCCGTGGCCCCGACGGTCATCAGCGCCGCTGCGCAGGTCGGCTCGGTCGGCCTGATCGTCTTCGCGGAGCGCATCGCCGTGATCGCATCGAAGGCCCTCCCGATGGCCTGCCGCTTCATTCCGTGACCTCACTCGCCCCCACCCCCCCGGCCCCCCCAGGATCGCCGGGGGCGGGGGTCTCAGGGCGCG